AGGTCGACTTCCTGCTCTACGCCGCAGGCACCTGGATCTTCGGTGGGGCGGACGTCATCACCCTCGACACGGTGTACGACTCGGTCATGCTCGGCACCAACGACTACACCGCGCTCTTCACCGAGGAGGGCTGGTTGGTTGCCAAGCGTGGCCATGACAGCCGCGTGGTCACAGTGCCGATCTGCCCGACTGGTGACACCGGTGGCGGCGTGCTGATCGACTGCGACGGCTCGGCTGGAGCCTGACGGAAGTGAGGGTGGCCCGTCCCCGATCGGGTCGGGCCACTCTTCCATCTGACGGACTCTAGAGGAGGAAACATGAGCTTCGCACCAGCCCCGGTAGTCGAGCCGATCGCTCGGCAGCCGCTGCCCTTCGGGCTCTTCTCCGTATTGACCCCTCGTCCTTCTGGTGGGGACGGGCACTGGCAGAACGGTGTCCAGTGGGAGCCATTGACGTGTGCTCCGGCCTCCGGTATTGGCGGCGTGAGCTGCGATCCTGATGACGAAGACACTGTCGGGCTCCCCAAGAAGTTCCCTGTTCACGCAGACGTGGGCGAAGCTCTTCCGTTCACCGTCTACGGTTCCTACGAGTGCAGTCCTGTGGGCCACACCATCCAGTATGCACAGGACAGGGCCACCGAGCATCTCCTCGCCCGCGAGGAGGCCCGAGTAGAGCAGGCTCTGTGGACAGGTGACCTCGGCAACGTTGGGTTCGCTGAAGACGCCGAGAACGCTGGAGGGTCTGTCGACTCTCTCATCAACGCGATCGCCGACTTGGAGGCCTGGATCGCGAGGGAGTATGGATCAGTCGGAGTCATCCACCTGAGCCGGGATGCTGCCGCTGTCGGTGCTGCTGTTTCAGCCATCCTGGTCACCCGAGGGAACGTGATGTTCACTTCCCTTGGTACGCCGGTCGTCGCTGGAGCTGGCTACCCCGGCACTGGTCCGACGGGACAGACTCCCTCGGCCGGGCAGACCTACGTGTACGCCACCCCGGCTCTGGTGGGATACCGGAGCGAGCCGTTCCCTGGAGCGAGCCCTGTTTCGGCTGGTCTTGACCGAGCTGTCAACGACCTCTTCGCCGTCACAGAGCGGACTTACGTCGTCGGCTGGGATCCCTGTGGCACTGCCTACGCTATCGCGTCTCTGTCGGAGGCGTGACCATGGCCCGTGTTCTGAATCCGTCGGGGATCATGGTGCAGCGCAAAGCTGTCATGACCCAGACTCCCGAACAGCCTCCGGAAGACGCTACGACAATCGCGGCTCTCGAGGAGTGGGTCCAAGGTGGAGATGTTTCGGCTCGAGCCCAGATCGTGATCGATCTCGAGACAGCCAAGCCTGAGAAGGAACAACGTCCGACGTTGCTGACGAAGATGGAGCAACTCAAGGACGGCTCGGACCTGATCTGACGTAGTACCCTTCAACCGAACACAACCGCTGCTGGCATGTAGGGCCGGGCTCCTTCAAGGAGGAAACCCTCATGGCAACTCGCTGCTTCACCCCAGTACTGGGGAAGCGTCTGCGGGCCGTTTCGGTCGACGAGTGCGGGAACCTGCCGTCTGGTGGGACCCCCGACGCGATGGCCGTCACCGACGGCTTCATCTCCGTCACTCTCTCGGCCGAGGTCGAAGACGGCACGGAGATCATCACCAAGAAGGCGGACGGTTCTCTCTGCGTCAACGAGATGACGGCCGCCAGCTTCAAGCGGTTCACCGCTGAGATCGAGTTCTGCGGCGTCGACCCTGGCCTCCTCTCCCTGACGACCAACGCGGAGATCTACGAGAACTACGAGGCCGTCGCTGCCGGCATCGTCGTTCCCGAGGGCACCATCACCAAGAAGTTCTCCCTCGAGCTCTGGACCGGTCTCTCCGGCGAGGCATGTGCCGAGGGTGACGAAGAGGCCAGCGGCTACATGCTGCTTCCCTTCATGCAGGCAGGTGTGCTTGGTGACCTGACTGTCGACGGCGAGAACGCTGTCTCCTTCATGATGACTGGTGCCTACACCAAGGGCGGAAACGCCTGGGGTGTCGGACCCTTCTTCGTCCTCGGAGACGGCGGAGACCCGGCAGTTCTCCCGACAGCTCTTCACCCTCTCGACCACCTGTTGCTCGTCGCAACGGGGATCGCTCCTCCTGCGTCGGCCTGCGGCCTCGTCCCCTTCGCGGCCGACGCGTAGATCCCCGATCCAAAGGTGGGAGACGGTAGACTGTCTCCCACCTTTGGACTACTGGAGAGGAGGTCATAGCAGGTGGCGATCGAAGCCCCTCCCTGTGACTGGGCAGTCTCCTATGCCGGTTGCAGCCAGACTGGTGCTCCTCCGGAACCTCTCGCCTCTATGGCGGCTTCCGGTGTCGACACCTTCGAGCAGATGGCAGTCCAGTACCTCTGGGACTGGACTGGGAGGAGCTTCGGTCTTTGTGAGTTGACGGTCCGGCCCTGTCGGCAAGACTGTGTTGAAGGTCGTTCAACCTTTAACGGGTCTGGACCGTTTCCCTCACCCTTCAATGGCATCGGGATCGGTGGGTCTCCCTGGACCCCGGTCATTATCAACGGTCTCTGGTACAACATCGGATGCGGACGCTGTGGGGACAAGTGCGGTTGTGGTGGAGAAGCTCCTCTCCGGCTGCCGGGACCCATCGACAGTGTGACTACCATCCTGGAGAGCGGCGAGGAGCTCGATGAGGCTTTCTACTACGTCGACAACCGCTCTCTGGTGGTGCGCACCGACGGCAAGCGCTGGGATTCCTGCAAGCTCGAAATCACGTACATCCGAGGCAACACCGTTCCGATCGGCGGACAGGTAGCTGCAGGTGTGCTTGCAGTAGAGCTGGCTAAGGCTGCCTGTCGAGACAGTACTTGCATGCTTCCTCAGCGCATCCAGACGATCACTCGGCAAGGTGTCACCATCGCCATGCTTGACGCGTTTGACGACGTCGACAAGGGGCACACCGGGATCTGGATCATCGATTCTTGGATGGCCTCTGTCACGAAGCCTCCAATCCAGTCACGGGTACTTAGCCCCGACGTCCCGAGGCGATCGCCCCGTCGCAAGACCTGGCCATGACCAGCGCTGTTAACCTGACGCCGATCTTGCAGAGCGTCCTCAGTGCAGCTTCCGGTGCTCTGATCGAAGAGGGTCGTCCTCCTGGCCGAGTAGAGATGACGCCCGGTCTTCTCCCAGCTTGGGACGACTGTTGTGCGGGGCAGCTCTACCTCCGTGTCATCGAGATCTATCCCTCGGTAGGTTCGGGAGCACCCTTCCCGCAGATCGACACCGCTCAGCGTGGAGCCGGAGCCACCTCGTGTGCCATCCACATGCTTGCTGTGCATATCGGCCTCGGGGTCATCCGGTGCGCTGCCACTGTCGATGATCAGGGAAATGCTCCCCCTCCAGAAGCGGTTTCTGCGGATGCGACGGAGATGCTTCAAGATATGTCGACTCTTCTGTCTGTCCTCATGTGCGTGGTGCCTGGGCTCTCGAAGGTGCAGCAGATGAAGCTCGACCGGTGGCAGCCCCAGGGTGTTGAAGGCGGGTGTCACGGAGGAGAATGGGGAGTCTTCCTCGCCATCGATCCTTGTTTGGACTGTACCAGTGGCGACTAGCGTTCGCATCACTTGGAACGAGGCAGAGTTCAAACGGATCCTCGAAGTCCAGACTGTTCCCCAGGCTGTGTGGCGAGCTGCCGGGAAGGTCAGAGACCGAGCCAAGGTCAACATCACGAAGGCAGGTCGGGTTGACACTGGCGCTATGCGGAACCAGCTCTTCGCTCGGCGTCTTCGAGCTGGTCGTGCAGGAGTCTGGTATGAAGTTGGCTCAGACCTTCCCTATGCCATTTATCAGCACCAAGGTACTCGTGGGCCGATCGTTCCTCGACGAGCCAAGGTTCTCCGTTTCAAGCCGTCCGGTTCGAGTTCCTTCGTTTTCCGACCTCGGGTTCGAGGAGTTACAGGATCTCCCTTCCTGACGGATGCGTTAAAGAGTCTCACTGTTAATGACTTCGCTCCGTAGTCTGTCTCCAGAGACGCTCCAAGTTCTAGTCATCCTGGGAGTAGGCTTCGTCTCTGCCACCTAACCTTCCTGGAGGACCCATGCCCGATCTCGAGTTCGAAGTCTCCAAGCGACGTAAGGAACCGATCACCTTCCGTCTCGGTGGGGAGAGGCTCGTCTCGAAGGGGGAGAACGGAGAGCCGGATCGTCGGGGCCTCGACGACCACGAGTACAGGTTCCTTCCTCCCAAGTCGGCTCTCATGCTCATGCCGATGTTCGAGAGCGGGGGCGACGAGGTCAACGGGATGGCGATCACCCAAGCCACGTTCAACTGGCTCGGCGAAGGTCTTACCGAAGAAGAGAACGTCCGTGTCAGGGACCGGCTCAAGGATCCCGAAGATGATCTCGACATCGACCAACTCAGCGACGTCATCTTGAAGCTCTCCGAGCGAGTCGCCGCACGCCCTACTACGTGACGTCTCGTCTTCTCCGTCTTGCCCAAGTGAACTGGGCGAAGATCGATGGGATGATGGCGTCACAGGGGCTCGACCCACTTGAGCTCCCAGCCGACCGGATGATGAACCTCATCTACTGGTGGGCCACCAAGGACGCATACGACCAGCAGGAGCTCAACCGATTTGAGCGCCAGCTCTGGCGGCCTCCGTTAGGAGCACGCGCACCAGCAGGATCTCCATGGTCCTCAGAGGCCGAGACAGCCGCTTTCCAGGCGTTCGCAGCCGAGACTACTGGATCGGTGCCTGTCAACCGTTAAGATACGCTCGAGTGAGCCGACGATCTCCGCCACTCCCCTTGTCTGACTGGCGCTAGGGCCGGGACTCTTCCAAGGGGAGGAGTGTCCGTGTCTAGCCTGTTGGGCGAAGCGATCGTCGGCGTTGGCGCGGACACATCTAAGTTCCGCAAGCAGACGGAAGCTGGAGTGCAGTCTGCGCTCGCTTCGTCGTCTAAGGCGATGCAAAACGTCGGCCGGAAGATGTCCTCGGTCGGGCGTAATCTCACTATGCGGGTCACGCTTCCCATTGTGGGGATTGCCGCTGCGTCTGTGAAGACAGCCGCGACGTTCGAGACTTCGATGAACATGCTCCAGGCCTCTTCTGGAGCGAGCAAGAAGCAGATGAAGGCTCTCGAGGACCAGGCCATTCAGCTCGGTGCCTCTACTGTCTTCAGTGCCAATGACGCTGCAGACGCCATGCTGGAACTTGGGCGAGCTGGTTTCAACTCGGCCCAGATATCTAAGGCTGTCCCGCAGGTCATGAACCTCGCAGCCACTGAAGGGCTCGAGCTAGGAAACGCGGCAGGCATTGTGTCGTCTGCGCTCTCCCAGTTCAACATCAAGGCGGGAGAATCTGCAAAGGTTGTGAATGCTCTGGCCGGGGCATCCAACGCCTCCCGTTCGTCGGTCGCTACTCTGTCGGAGTCATTTAAGCTCGTTGGCCCGGCAGCCCACAACATCGGCCTCTCTGTTCAGGAGACAGCGGCTGCTCTGGCAGCTCTATCTCAAGGAGGTTTGGACGGGTCTATCGCCGGAACGTCTCTTGCCTCGGTCTTCAACCACCTGGTGCCTGCGACCACCAAGGCTAAAGACGCCATGAAGAGCCTGAACTTGGACTTCACGGACTCTAAGGGGCGGTTCGACGACATCGACACCATCGCAGGGAAGCTCCGGAAGTCGTTCAAGGGGATGAGCGAAGAGCAAAAGAAGATCAATCTCCGCGCAATCTTCGGCAACGACGCATCCGTGATCTCTGCTGTAAGCGCTCTCATCCAGGAAGGTGCTGGAGGTCTTCAGAAGTACACCAAGGCTGCGAACAATCAGAGTGCTGCGCAGAAGCTCGCTGATGCTCGAATGAAAGGGACCCAGGGAGCGATAGAGAAGATGAAGGGAGCCCTGGAGACAGCAGCTCTTGTCATTGGCAAGGCTCTTGCTCCCATCGTAGTGTCTCTTGCAGGATTCATTGCAGACCTGGCTGCGAAGTTCTCCAACCTCAGCCCGGACGTTCAGAAGTTCATTCTCATAGGTGCGGGAATCGCGGCTGTGCTTGGACCAGTCCTGATCATCGTTGGTGCTCTCATTGGTGCTCTCGGGACGATTGCTGGAGTATTCGCCGGGGTCTCTCTGGCGGTGCTTGCTCCCATAGCAGCGATCGCTCTGCTCGGAGTTGGACTCTTCCTTCTCTTCAAACGCTCCAAAGCTGCCCGGGACGTCGTGATCGGAGCCTTCAACGAGATTAAGGTAGCCATCCTCCCCGCCATACAGGGCATCGTGGACATGGTCACCCAGCAGTTGATCCCTGCGTTCGAGATGATGTGGCCGATCCTCGAGAAGATCGGGGTCATCGTCCTGAAGATCTTCGCTGGTGCAGTGGTGGGGGCAATCAAGGGAGCCATTCAGGTCATCGAAGGAATTGTCCAGGTCATCACCGGAGTCGTCCAGGTCGTCTCGGGTATCCTCACCGGAGACTGGGCAAAGGTGTGGGAGGGTGTCAAGAACATCGTCGGTGGAGCGCTAGACGTCATCATCGGTGCTCTCAAGGTCTGGCTGAATGTCGGGATCCTGAAAGTCTTCCGTCTGGGGTTCGGTCTCCTCACAGGACTCATCCGTGGTTCTTGGGGGGTCATCCGCGGACTGTTCACAACAGGGACTGGTGCCCTTAAGTCCATACTCGGCAAGGTCGCCAACATCCTTCTGGCTCCCTTCCGGATCGGGTTCAACGCACTGAAGGCTTTGATCACTCTCTACTGGAACATCTTTAAGGCTTTGTTCACGACTGGGTTCTCTGTTCTGAAGGCTCTGGTGACAGGAAACTTTGGTGCGCTTAAGGGCATTTTCTCAGGAGCACTCGGAGCGATACGGACGATCTTCTTCAACGGTCTTAGTGCTCTGAGGGGAATCATGAAGGGAGCTTGGGACCAGGTAAGAGGAGCTGTCACTGGCGGAGTCACCTCGGCGGTGAATGTCATTAGAGGGCTCCCTGGCAAGGCGGCTGGTGTTCTGAAGGGAATCGGGAGCGTTCTGGTCTCGGCTGGTGTCGAACTCATCGCTGGGTTCCTCAAAGGGATCCTCTCTAAGTTTGACGACGTAAAGGACACTCTAGGTAACCTCACAGGGAAGCTCACCTCATGGAAGGGTCCAGAGTCTAAGGACAAGAGTCTCCTCATCAAGTCTGGCGAGTGGATTATCGAAGGGTTTGTCAAGGGTCTCCAGAAAGGCGAGGACGGAGTCCGCGCACAGTTGAAGTCTCTCACCGATCGGCTTCGGAAGTTTGGTGAGAAGGAAGCCGTCAAGATCGCCAAGGGATTCGCGGACAGATTGATCCCTATGGGTAAGGCTCTGGATAAGGTCGGGCGACAGCTCGAGGCTGCTCAGGATAAGCTCACAGAGAAGCTCGAAGAGATGCGTTCTTACGCCAAGGGTGTAGGAGAGAGTCTCATTGAGTCGGTGTTCGGTCCAGGGACGGAAGAGGTTCCTCCATCCTTCGACAACATCATCGCCAGCCTCCAGCAGCAGGAGGCACAAGCCCAAGCATTCGCAGCAGTCCTTAAGCAACTGAAGAACCTGGGACTTAACACGACATCATATGACCAGATCGCTACCCAGGGTCCAGAAGCTCTGGCTGCGGCTCAGGCTCTTATCGCCAGCGGACAAGCTGGAGTAGACCAGGTTAACGCTCTCCAGGGATCTATCAATCAATACGCCTCCCAGGCCGGAGAGACGGCTGCTCAGTATCTCTACGGGGCTGGGATCAGGACGGCTGAAGGAATTGTGGAAGGACTCGAGAAGGACAAGGAGAAGCTCGAACGTCAGATGAAGCATCTCGGCAACGTGCTAGCAGACGCCATCACTGCTGCTGTGAACGAGACCATCAAGGGCATCCATGTGAACACCAGGCCTCCGAAGGGCCACGCTTCGGGAGTTATGTCTTCTTCGTCCGGTTGGTCTATGGTTGGCGAGCGAGGACGCGAGCTGGTCCGACTTCCTGAAGGGTCTCGTGTCTACCCCGCTCACCAGACGGAGAGACTGACAACCCAGACGGTCGACAGTTCAGTCAAGATCGACCAGAACTTCTATGGTCCGACGACCTCTGGGGGTCGACTTCGCGAGATGGAGTGGACGATGCGATACGCCACCAAGGCGAGGGCAGAATCATGAGTGGTTGGGTAGCAGTCCTGAACGGTGTCGCCATGGCAGGAGGAGACCTTCCTTCCGGAGTAGTCGACGGCGATGTCAAGGGTTTCCTTTCGTCTCCTCCCGATGGGCTGGAGGTTCCTCCTCTACGGATCGAAGACCAGATCTTCCCCCAACGTGACGGCAAGGCTCAGTACTCTGACTGGTACGAAGCTCGGCAGGTGACGTTGGAAGACGTCTCTGTTACTCCGGATGGGTGTCCTCAGTGCCCTTCGGCTAGGCAGAAGGCAGCGTTGCTCTCCCAGGCCTGGAGCCGTCATTGTGGACAGACGGAGCTTGTCATCTTCACTGACTGCCACGGCGAAGACGAAGACCGTTCGATTGTCGGACCGTTCGGAATCGTGGGTCGCCCTCGGGTCGCCAACGTCAGTTGGGTAGGACAAGGGACCAAGGTGGGACGAGGGCTCTTCCGGTTCGACTCGATTGACCACAGGCTATACGTCCTCGACGAGATCGGCACTCCGGGAAGCGGAGGGTTGGAAGAGACTCTCAGTCTTGTTGGCCCGACTGATAGTCTCTACGCAGAGGAGGTGTTAGGGACTGCCGAGCTCGTCAGTTATTGGACGCTCTCCGAGTCTTCCGGTGTAGCTGTTGACGAAGAAGGCGCGGCTGACGGAGCTTACACAAATGGGTCTCGATCTCAGCCTCCTATCTTTGTGGGGACTAGTCCGTCCTTCTACAGCGTAGCTGCCGCCACCGATGGAGAAGTTACACTTCCGTTCTCCGGTTTCAGTTCTTGGTTTGCTGTTGAGATGATTGTCAATACTGGGGGTCCAGCAGTCATAGCTGAGTCTGCGGATGGAAACTTTCAGGTTCTCACTACCATTTCTGACGCCGGGATTAGGAAGCTGACGTTGCGATGGAGAGGGGTAGATTATGCGTTCCCTGCGCAAACAGGGTTCC